AGATCTTCTGTATTATATGAAGGAGATGTTGTCGTTGTCATCTTGTGCTTCTTCTTTGTCTTCAATAACAAATCCATCAGATTTACTTCCCTTATTTTTCATCAACTCTATCCTAGTTTTACCTTCAGTTATCTTAGCACACCAACCCTTCATATGACAGTTGATGTAATCATTCTCATCAAGTCCTCCGCCGTGCCTACTAATTAATGGTACTAATTTACGATTACCATTTTGAGGACCGTCTTCCGCCATCTCTTCATCAGTTTTTCTTTTAAAGATCGTAAAGTTACTACACAACCAAACTATTCTATCAGATCCGCTTGCAGTATCCGTACTTTCTTTATTAATGCCATCTCTATTTAATTGTATAAATGCTACAACTGGTATTTTGTATTTAACAGCAAAGTTATGAAGTGATGTCATCATGAATCCTAATAGTTGATACTCTTTAAGATCCTGGCTCATTCCTTGGGTATCCATAAGCTTTAAATAGTCATAAAATATAACACAGTCTTTTGCAGACCCATCATTATTCAATCCTACAACTTTTGTTACCCATCTTCGCATAATGCCTAATTGTTCATCAAATGCTTTTCCTGCAATTGACTTATAATATATGGGAGCATTTTCTAATTGCTTTGTGGCATTATATATCTTTTCTTTTTTCGCTGGTGATTGTGCGAATTTGCCAGTTTCTATATCTCTTAAATCATTTTCAGAGATCATACCCAATAAGCGATTAATATGATCTTCTCTGGTCATTTCTGTATCTAGATTAAGAACAGGAATATTTTTATTAGCAATATTCCAACCCATATTATCCACAAGCAATGTTTTACCAGTTTTTGGTCTTGCTGCGATAACATTAATAGTTCCTCTTCTAAGGCCACCACCTATTGCTTCATCATAAACAGGAAATCCTGTTGCTATACCAATTTGATCTACAGGATTATTCTCTAGATTTTGTATATAAGATGTTGCATTTTCTCCCACGAGACACGGATTGTGTTCACCATCATTCAGTAAACTTGTAAAATCAAAAACAGTATCTTCTGCTAATGATAGAATTTGATTGATAGATTCACTTCCGCTAACATCCAAAAGCTTATCCTGTGCTAATTCAAGCTGTTTATGTAATAGTCTAGCTATTTCTAGCTTTCTTATTTTAGCTGCAAATTTTCTAACATTGTCTTTGTTAACAGGAAAATCTATAATAGATTTTAAGTGTATTGTTTCGTCATTTTTAGATAAGATATGATAAAGATTTAATTCTTGAGCAACTGAATATATAGATGCTATATCTACAGTCTTGATTTCTTGTATTTCAAATAATCTTTTTAAACACTTATATATGATAGTATTACTATCAACACTAAATGTTGCTTCTTGTATTATATCAACAACATCCAGATATGAGTCATTTCCATATTGGATAATTCCCGAAAGAACAGCTCTTTCTGCTGCTGGATCACTGAGTATCATTTTAGCCTTGTGTTGAAGAACAGTTGTTGCACTTATATCTATCGGCAGATTCTGGTAATAACTTTGGACTTACTTTATCCGTTTTACCACAGATTCTGCATGTTACATTCATAAGAGAGAACTTTCTTGATCGTGGAGTTGGAGGTAATTTATTCAATTTTTTATCAATAGCAGAGTCGGACTTATGCATATTTCTTTCTGGCATAGATAAGAACTTATTCTCCCTATCCTGATCAACTATTCTTTTGGAGTTAGTAACTCTTTTAAACTTCTGTTCTTTTACCTTTGTTTTAGACTTAGACTTTTTTGGTTCATCCTCTGACTTAGGAAGCATTTGTTGTAAAAGTCCGATTAATTGACTTATTTGATTAGGATCAAGATCACCTAAATTAGCCATTCTTCACCTTCATTTTTTGAATGTTTAATAGTATATTTGACATATTATTGATTGACGTTGCTAAGTATGATAGTCGATTTAATCTCTGCTTAGCATACTTTCTTATTTTCTCAAGAGAGCTAGCTTTTTCATTATGTTTTATAGCTTGTGACGATTTTTCCACATATCCATAACCTTTATATGAATTAATTTCATCCGCAATAATAGATTTAATTGTATCTTCTGACCAATCATATCTTGCTTGTTCTCTATTAATTGTTCTTTGTGTATGGAAGCTAAATTGAGATAGTCTATATGCAATCTGTCCACAATCTTCTGGCGTGAGCTTTTCTATCTCATCTCTATTCATAGATAAATAATTACCTAATTCTTCCTCCGACATTAATATAGCATTATATTTTGGAAGTCCAATAGAGTTCTCATATTCATCCAGAATATTGTCCCAGTATGATACTTCATCTTTTGAATTCATACTTTTATTATTCGTTGTTTCCATTCTTCTAAGCTTTCATTAAATGGTAATTCTATATATTCTATATTATTTATTTCGCACCATTCTCTTTTCTCATTATCTCTTTTTTTATGCTTTATGAAACCCATTGCATTATTATGATAATAAGCCACAAATTTATAATGTTGTTCACCATGAACTTCTATGGCTTTTTTTAAAAGAGGTATATAAAAGTCTAAATATAGGGTCTCATTTCGCCTTAATGGTATGCCAATTTCTTGTAATAATGGGATTGTTGGATATATTTGTATCAACAGTTGATTAGCGGCCTTATGAAGACCAGAGACATTTGACCTTAAATTTTTAATCTTTCCTAATAAAGACCAATTGTGCTCATGACCATCAAGATCTTTTATGATCATTTTAATCCCATAACAGACTTAATTTGCTTATATAGTTCATTATATGCTTCTGGATTGTCCACTAAAAATTGACGAACTTTCTCAACCCCTTGAAACTTCTCCTTTGATCCTGTTAAAAATGACATGGTATACCAAGCACCAGCTTTTGTTATAAGTCCCATATCTGTTCCTAGGGTGGTTAATTCCATAGCCTTGTCAATACCTAGACCGTAGCGAATGAAACTTTTTATACTGCCGCCAGGAGGTCCAAGAGCAGAACATTGAGCATTCCAGTCTATTTCTTGACCAATTTGAGTTTCGTCATCTTTTGATCCAACCTTCCAAGGCTGATGATATTTGGCTCTTAATTTTATATCTGTTTGATATGCTATTGCTTGTCCGCTTTTTTCCTTCCATTCGGAATGCCCCATTCCAGGATTGCCCATAAGATGGGTAATTCCTATAACAATATTTTTATTAACAGGAATAACATTAGCAACTTTTCTACAGAACTTTGCCAATAGTTTAGCTCCGTCTGCTCTTTGCATCTTACTCATATCTGTTGTAATTTCTGCTTCTGTGCATAGTGCTGAGTATGAGTCTATTATAAGAATGGATTCAGGTTCTTCATTAATGATTCTTTCTCCAATTTGAAGATATTCTTCTGCATGTAGAATCTTTCCTGTTTGAGATCCTATAATATGAAATCTCTCTAGATCAAGTCCTGGTATTCCTTCTAAGTCTCTTTTCTTAAGTCTACCCTCAATGTTTAGATAAAACACTTTCCTTGGACCTCTCTCACCATTGTATTCTGGTTTTTGTGCCGTGGCACAGAAGTCTAAGGATGTTGTGGTTTTACCACACTTTGGTTGACCTGTCAATATCATGAAACTTCCTTCTGGCACTCCTCCGCTCAAGATAATATCAAGAGCAGGACTGATAGGAATAGTCATAACCTTCTTATCAACCAGAGACTTTCCTGACAAAATAATATTATCACCAAAATCTTTTTTGACAGCTTCTTTTAAACTACTCATTATCTAGATCCTCTAATGTTGTAAGAATATTTTTACTAACGCTATGCTTTTTAATATTTGGATTCTCAATCCTGGTAATATTTAAATTAGCAGAACTAGCCTTGAGATCAGAACTCTTGGATTGTTGTTCAAGTATCATAGGAACAAAATGCTTTGCTCGCAAAGAATATATTCTTTGACCCTTTGATGTTTTTAGGGCCTTAATAATATCTAATGGATCGTACTGCTTAAGTAACTTATTTGCTGATGCAATTTGATCTCTATAAAACTTTGCCCACTCTTTATTATTCCAGAACCTAAAATGAAGATCTTTTTTATCTACTTTTGCTTTGTTTTCACAAATTAATTCTGTAATAAATTGTGCCGCTGATACTTCTTTGTTATTAGAATATTTTGAGATAAAACTCATTTGATCCTATAGATATTAGGATTTATCTGATTATTTTTTCTTGATGACATATTTGCTTTATTATGATCGTTTAATTCAGAAGCTTCTTTTGTCATTATAGCAACTGAATTATTCTTTTTCCCAGCAGTTTCAGTAATCATAAGATCTTTACTTGTGGGCTTTTTAATTTTAGTATATTGGGGATATTCATTGTCTAAAAAGCTTTGAAGTCTTTCTTGAGATATATTTAGTTCTTGTGATATATTCTCTATTTGTAGATTGTTAACATCTTTTAAGTATAGAATCGCATATATTTGACTTTTATTTAAGACTTTCATAATTCTTCTCCTAGTTTATTTCTCTTTGTGCGTTGTTTAACCATGCTATGTTTTTAGTTTTTAAAAAATTAAGATACATATCAAATACTTTATTATTTACTTTTGTAAATTTCCATTCTGGTTTTCCTAGTTTTGCAAGGAATTTGTTATGTCCACCCTCAGAGAACATGCCCATAGGATTATATATTTTGCCATTAAGACCGATTTTAACATAAAAAGACAATTGCTTGTTATAAACCTTTTTAGCAAAAGCCTTGGACTCATTATCTGTTAGTGGATATCCATCAGAATCGAAAGTTGCAGTTTCACCAAAAATAGTATAGTAGGTTATACTAGAATCAGTAAGGTCATTTTCTTCTTTTATAGAATAAATACTCATTTTTTTGTCCATTTAATTTTGGGAGGTTTTTTAATACGACTCATACCTTTTGGTAATGTTTTTTCTGGAATATCTTCTTTGTATGAATTATGTTTTCTATGTAATTCATTTCTTTGGTCATCACTCATTCTGTCTGTGTTTCTTTGTGCTAGGTGTCCAAGAGTTTTTAATTCATTATCACCTAGCTTTACTGAAGCATTTAATGTTGATAAGTCTTGCAAATAATCTCTGGAACATTTTGATCCGCATCTATTGCATAAATGAGTATCTTCATATTCTCTTATTGAACATACAATAGAGAATGTATTCTCACAACTATCACATCTATATGAATATTCTGGCATTATATTATTTTGTATTTAAATACATACTCCACTCACTTGGTATGTCATCCCTTATTCTAGATAAAAAGTGAGTGATTGGCAAGTATTTTGTATGCTTAGTTGGTATATATGGATGATTTAAAAGTTTCATTTTAGCTTGTTCTGGTGTTCTATTCCCTTTTTTATTATTGCACTTTACACAAGCTGTTACTATATTTGTCCATGTTGTCGGCGAACCATGTTTTCTATTCCAAACAGACTTTGGAATAATATGATCATATGTTAATGATACTTCAGACATATCAAGTCCACAATATTGACAAGTAAAATCATCTCTTATAAAAACATTTTTCCTAGAAAAATTTACACGTTGACTATTTAGTCTATAGTAGGTTTTACTTTTTATAACTGATGGTATAGGATATTTTTTACCACATGTTCCTTGTATATAGTCATCTTTATAGAAGTCTATTATTTCAATATTAGAATTTTCTTTTGTTAA